AGGAAGTACGCCAACTGGTCGTCTGACATATTTCTAATATGATCTATGTATCTCATCCCTGTCTTCCTTTCATGTCTGCGCTGACCTTATCATAAAGCCGTTCAAGAAACTCAATTTCTGTAGCCGTGTCTTTATCATACCGCCAATGCTGAGCTGACCGCTTTGACAAAAGACTTAATGAAATTCCGTGAGCGAATACCCTTAGTTCTTCCTCAGTGTATCGCTGTTCCGGCTGTGCGGATGGCAAACTATACACTCCTCTTTCAATCCGTTCAATCGCCTTGCTTCTGGGCTTTATCTGCTGAATAACAGCAATAACGTCATAGATAGCTGTAAGGTTTGAGTCGCATTCAATGTCCGCATACCGTACAGTGCCGTTGTCGTAGGTGATCTCTGCAACCTCTTTCATGTACTCACGGTCACCAACCTTATACCAATCGTGGACAGCCTCGATGCTTGTGACGTTTTCGCCGTTAATTTTAAGGATTGGCACAAGCGCCATAAGCGTCTTGTTTATGTCTTTATTCATTGCTCCTCCTCTCCGCCATACTGCAAAAATCATTGTCCCAGACAGGCGCATCGATCACATCACAGGTGTCCACTCCATCCCAGTGCTTGCAGTCCTTACACCGTATGATTTCCGGCTGTGCTCCTACATTATCGTCTCTCCTTTCAAAATCTAAGCATTTGTGCCAACGCTTGACTGCTCCGTTTTCCCATTCCTCAACGATTTCTTTACTAGGCCAGAACATTTCATCGAATCTTGCATACTCCATAGAATCAAGAATCCGGCACCCGCCATTTTCAGGGAATTCAGGGAATCCGTCATTCTCACGCACTTTGTAGTGCCTGCATTTTTCACACCAACATTCTTTGAAAAATTCATATTCCATCCCGTTGGAAAATGGACGGCTTTTTTTAATCATTTTCCTCTCCTTCCTTTGGTAACTCAGGTTCAGGCACCCAGCATTCAACATTGGGTATATCAAACCCCGTATAGAGTTCTCTCCAGTATCCACCTTCGAATTTCGCTCTACAGATAGCCCTGTGTTTTTCCATAACAACGATTTGTTCGTTATTATCTGGAAGTTTATCCTTAACACTGATCCACTGCGTTTTATCGCAGTTGGTAGCAGGCTGATCATCAAGTTTCCAATGTGTTCTTAACGCATCACAGAGATTCAAGTGTTCACATGTCAGATAGTGCGGAAAATCTATATCTCCAACGTACCGCTTTTCTGTAGACAATGCATTGCACCCCTCGCACCATTTAGGTAAATCGTATTCAACCATGATTGACATTACTCCACCTCCACGTACTGAAAATCCCTGCATGTCATGTCCTTGTTAAACCCCTTAAATAATTTCACTGCATACCCTCCTTGTCTAATACATCGAAAACAATAACCGGAATTGCCACGAATATGGCAATCAGTAGTGCCGCTCTAAAAAGTTCCATAAACTATCCTTTCTGCTCATCAGCATATTCGTTGATTCCATCGACCAACGCTCTTTTGATTTCACGTGCTGTCTGCAATCTGCCGAACGCTTTCTCTGAATCAAACTTTGCGTATCTGAAAGCAGATTCTGATGGAATTGGAACATCTACTGCGTGCAATGCATTCTTTATGTCCATGCTGTTATACGTTTTGTCCATGCTCATTGATTTTCCTCCTTAGATCAACTGTTCCGTTTTCTTTCAATTCCCAATACGAAACCCAAACGATTTGATTATCATACTCGACCGCCAAATACGGCATATCATTTCCACATCTGAGCCACTTGTCGAACGCCAGCCTTTGATTATCTTCCAGCCTGTTAATGCTAAACCTGTGCGTACTGCTTGTCTTTGCGTCAATTGCTTTAGCTCTGCCACCTCGTACTGCAATAATATCAAACGGCTGTGCACCAGCTCTGTCAGGGCTGAAGAAGTGAACCCACCATCCAGCTTTATTCAGCTCCTGACATACTCTATTCTCAAATGCAGTTCCAAGCTGTTTATTATTCATTAGAACGGAATATCGTTCGTCTGCATCGCAGTGAATCCTGCATTTGATGAGGCGGCAGACCCCCTTGACGCTTCAGGCTCTTTCCAAGGCGGCAGATCATCCTGCTTGTCTGCTTTGATGAAATAGCTAAGCCGTGTTCTGTCGGGGTCGTTCTTATCGACCTTTACCATGCATGCACCGACCTTGCCAACCCATTCCAACAGGTTAGTGCTACCTTCAGGAATGTCTTTGAATGAATCATAAAATGCTGTAAGCATCCTGTTTGTCATTTTCGGATTGTCAGGCATGAACGTAATATAGTGATACAAAATGTTGTTCATTCCACTGACTTCAAACTGTAATGCAAGCATATCATTCCCTGCACTGCTTACAGCTTTTTCCACGCTCATCACTCTGATCCTGTGTTTCCCTACTGGTACCTGCTCAAACGTCTGTTCCTCTCTCTGATAGTTCCACATTATTCTGTTTCTCCTTTCTCAAACTTCACGAAATCTTCTACTCTGCAGGTTTTCCTGCTGTCGATCTGATTCTTTGCATAGATGTTCTGCGTTGCTTCTAACAGAATTCCATGCTGATCTTCCTTGTTCACAAGAATCTTGCCGACTACATCGCACAGACCGCAAATGTTATCTACGATCTTATGCGACATTTTAGGGATGATCTGTGAATACGATGTTCCGTTAGGGCTTACGATCTGACGCACATCTTCCCATGCTGTCCAAATGATGTTCACATCAAGGTTCTTCATGAATCGAAGACTGTTTACCAGTTTGAACTGCATGTACTGATAGTCCGACTGAGAAGGAACGCCTTTGTTTTTCCCCTGCCTGCCGAGGTCTGACAGAATACACCGTTCCAGCTCTGAAATGTTATCTACCGCAATCGTACTGAAATCAAGCGTTCCTGATTCTTTCATCTGCGCAAGCGTGCTGAGCGTTTCCGTCCAGTCCTCAAACGTGTTGATGTTGTCGATCTTAGCAGTATACAATCTGCTTGAATCCTTAACTACCTCATGCTTTGCGATCGTCCTGTCGATCGTCCTGTCGATGTCAAGCACGAGCGTATTCCCCTCGCTTGATTCTGCCGCAAGCCCGATCGCTGTTGACTTACCGATACCGGGCGGGCAATACAGCAACGCTGTGAACGGTTTGTCCTGCGTCATTTGTTCGTCAATTCTGTTGATTTCCATGTTGATTTTTCTATCCTTTCAAAACCAATGTATGTTTCGTTCGGGTCAAAGTGTCTGCAGATCGATTCATACTCGCATCTTCTCCCCCACTTACAGCAATAACTTGTGTTCTTATAAAAATTATCGTTGGTCTGCATTTCATTTACCAGCCGTTTCAGACCATTAACAAATTCCTGCACTTCCTCAGCGGAACGTCTTACGTCCAGCAATCTGATTTTTTCATACGTATCTTCATCGTACCAAGCGACCATGTGTTCAAAGAATTCTTCCTCTGTTTCGCTCTTTTTCTGACGGATGGTAGGTTTCTTGATAACCACATAATGCGCTTTATTTACGCCTGTCAGATACATATACGCAAGGAGTTGTTCATCCCATTGTAGGTTGTATTCGTACTCATCAATGCTCGTTGCGCTTGTGGTCTTGTATTCTACGATCCTGCCATCTTCGGAGATTCCATCCACACGCCCTGACAAGGAATTGTTTTCGTCAAGGTCTGATTCAAACCACTTTTCAGCATCTACCAGTTTGATCTTTGGATAAATGTACTTCTCAAAAGCCATCACCATAGCGGTCTGTTTGTCAAACTCTTTTTCGTATGATCCTGTATTATACAAATCTTCGATCTTTGAATGAAAACTCTTGCCCACGGTCAGCGGTTCTGCTTCTTCTACAGGAAACATCCTTTCGATGTATCGCAGTTCGTAGGCTCTCCTGCAAGCCTTGAACAATTTTACCTGTGATATGCTTATTCTCATTCGTCCTCTCCTATTACCATTTCGATCTTTCCTCTTGTCATTCTGCTCGGCTCCTGAACGCCAGTTTCGATGTTATGAATCGTCTGCGTTGTCAGCTTACATCTGCGAGCCAGTTCTTTCATGCTGATATTTTCCTTTGCTCTGTACCGTACCATTCTCTTGATGAGATCATCCATTGTCTCACCCCCTTTCCTACGCTCTATCCATTATACCAAGTATGTAAATCGTTGTCAATAAGTGTCAACATAATTTTAGAAATAGTTGTTTTCTTCTGCCCCATACGGTAACGGTAACGGCATCCACGCCACTACATCTTTAGTCTCGAATTGCCTGCAAATCTTGCCTGTGTGATCCTGAAAACAGTTCCAACCATCTGCCCAATACTGCGTATCGACTTCTCCGTCCTTGTAAGATACAAGGTACTTTCTCCATGTTGGGAACAGTTCCGTTGTCGGCAGGTCTTTCTCTACAGGAATCCAGCCCTGTTCCACATACTCCACACGGCTATCATCCGTTACAGGCTTGCAGTTGTCGATCCTCGCAAACAGGATCCCGTTCTTGTAGATTTCTGACTTGTACGTGTATTCCTTGTAGGTGTACTCATCGCCATTGATCATCTGTTTGCCCCAAAACTCGATGTCTCCGATCTGATTCATTGTAAGTTTTTTCATTGTTCTTCTCCTTTCTTACCATGCGACCTGTCTCATCAGTGCAGGTAG